CAGTCACTGAAGGCCAAAGACTCAAAGCGCTGAAAAACATCCTCATCAACTCTGCTGGTTCCAATGTCGTCCATAAAGCCATTGAAATCGCCATGAATGATGAACATCCTGCCCAAGCCTCTATGATCAAACTACTGATGGACAGAACCCTGCCTGTCAGTATGTTTGAGAAAGAAAAGAACCAAAGAAGTGCTGTGACCATCAACATCACGGGCATTGGGGACAACCCCATCACCATAGGCTCAACTGATGAGCCTGACTCTGAAATCATTGATGTCGAAGACAAGAATAGTTGAAGAATAAGGAGTAGAAATGGATTTCCTTGTAAAGATGTATGGAATGAGAAAACCTTTTCCTGGAGAACTTAACTTTTTTAAGGAAAGACCAGAGGTTGCTGGCATGGCAACTGAAGATGACAAAATCATCCTAAATCCATACTCAGAATTGACTCCTGCTGAAAGAGATGCTGTTGCAAGAAATGAAGCACTGCGAATCTATATGAAGCAAAACAACATTTCCCCAGAGTTTGACCTAACCAAATCTCAGGAAAAGATGTTTACAGGCACAGAGTATGAGAAAGACCCAGTAGCCGCTAAACAGTCTATTTTGGCTAGGATTCTTTCTGGCGACCCATCTGCCAAAAAAGCTACATTAGATCAGACCCTTGAAGCTCAAAAGCTACAAGAACAAATCATGAAAATGATGAAGAAATAATGGCTGATTTACAGTTCAAACTCCTGCCCTGGCAACAAACCGTCTTTGGCGACAAAACGAGGTTCAAAGTTGTTGCCGCTGGTCGCCGTTGTGGTAAATCACGCCTTGCCGCCACCAGCCTGATCATCGAAGGATTGCGCTGCCCTGCTGGCTCGGCAGTCATGTATGTTGCCCCTACCAATGGACAGGCTCGTCAGATCATCTGGGATGTATTGCTAGAAATCGGGCGTGAAGTCATTGCTGGTAGCCATGTGAACAATCAAGACATCACCCTGATCAACGGGGCCAAAATCTATGTCCGTGGTGCTGATCGACCCGATACCCTGCGTGGCGTGAGCCTGACATTCGTGGTTCTGGACGAAGTAGCTGACATCAAGCCTGAAGCCTGGGAACAAGTTATCCGAGCCGCCCTGTCAGACAAGAAGGGCCGAGGTTTGTTCATTGGTACGCCAAAGGGTAGAAACTGGTTCTACGATATGTACAAGTTGGGTCTGGAAGAGGAAGACCCAGAGTGGAAGGCTTGGCACTTCACCACGGCTGACAACCCTCTGATCGACCCTTCAGAGATTGAAAATGCCAAGAAAACCATGTCTAGCTTTGCCTTTAACCAAGAATACAAGGCAAGTTTCAACAATGCTGGAGCCGATGTTTTCAAGGAAGAATGGCTGAAATACGGGGTTGAGCCTGATTACGGCAGTTACTACATTGCTTGCGATTTGGCTGGCTTTGAGGAAGTAGCTAGAGCCGCTGGAAACGCCAAGATCAAGCTGGATGAGTCTGCTATTGCAGTCGTCAAAGTCACTGATGACGGGGTTTGGTTCGTCAAAGAGATCGTCCATGGACGCTGGGACATCCAAGAAACCGCCAGTAAGATTCTGTTGGCAATCAGAGAATACCGACCTTTGGCAGTAGGCATTGAGCGTGGGGCACTGAAAAACGCTGTAATGCCCTATCTGTCAGATATGATGCGTAAAAACAACTGTTTTGCCCACATCCACGATTTGACCCATGGAAATAAGAAAAAAGCAGACAGGATAATTTGGGCATTGCAAGGTAGGTTTGAACATGGCAGAATTGTGCTAAATTCTGAGGAAGACTGGGACGAGTTTATAGACCAACTATTGCTTTTCCCGTCAAAGGGGGTGCATGATGACCTGTGTGACGCACTTTCCTATGTAGATCAGATAGCTGTCACAACCTACTTTGAAGGCGACAACGAAGACGATTGGGAGCCGATTGACGTTATTTCGGGGGTGTGATGGAAGAAAACCAGTTTGACCAGCCTAGCGACTCAGACAAAGAGATAGTCAGCTTCGTTGTTGACCATTGTGACCGCTGGCGTGACTGGCGAGACACCAACTATTTGACGCTTTGGGAGCGTTACGAGCGTATCTTCCGAGGCGAATGGGCTGCTGAAGACAAAACCCGAGAGTCTGAGCGTAGCCGAATAGTCACTCCTGCTACCCAACAAGCCGTAGAAACCCGTCATGCCGAGATCATGGAGGCTATCTTTGGTCAAGGCGAGTTTTTTGATATTCAAGATGACATTCGTGACGTAGATGGCAGCCCCATTGATGTAGAACTCATCAAGAATCAATTGATGGAAGACTTTAAGCAGGACAAAATCCGCAAGTCTGTTGATCAGATTGAGTTGATGGCTGAAATCTATGGCACTGGCATTGGTGAAATCATCGTCACTACTGAGAAACAGTTTGTTCCTGCAACTCAGCCGATTCCTGGACAAGTTGGACAAGCAGCCATTGGCGTTTTAGAAAAAGATCGAATTGCTGTCAAGATTGTCCCAGTCAACCCAAAGAACTTCCTCTTTGACCCCAATGGAGCATCCATTGATGAGTGCATGGGTGTTGCCATCGAAAAGTATGTTTCTATCCATAAAATTGTTCAGGGTCAGGAAAAAGGTATCTATCGCAAAGTTGAACTCGGGCTGGATTCACTAGACGACAGACTAGAACCCACTCAAGAACTGACTCAGTACCAAGACGATAAGGTGAAGGTGCTCACCTATTATGGTCTGGTTCCTCGTGAATATCTTGAACAGCTTGAAAATGATGGCGCTGAAGTCGTTGACCTATTCCCTGAAGACAGTGTTCAAGACGAGTATTCTGACCTTGTAGAAGCCATCGTTGTGATTGCCAACGACTCTGTTTTATTGAAGGCAGAGAAGAATCCTTACATGATGCAAGACCGTCCTGTCATTTGCTATCAGGATGATACTGTACCAAACCGTTTGCTAGGTCGTGGCACTGTGGAGAAGGCTTATAACAGCCAAATGGCAATTGATGCTCAGGTTCGTACTCATCTTGACTCTTTGGCACTGACAACCAGTCCGATGATGGCGATGGATGCTACCCGACTGCCCCGTGGTGCTAAGTTTGAGGTTCGCCCTGGCAAAGCCATCCTGACCAACGGCAATCCTAATGAGATTCTGTTCCCATTCAAGTTTGGCAATACGGATTCTGGGAACATCACGACTGCTCAGGCATTTGAGAAGATGCTGTTGCAGGCGACTGGCACTCTGGATTCTCAAGGTATGGTCAGCCAAGTCTCTCGTGATGCTGGAAATGGTGGTATCAGCATGGCTGTTGCCTCCATCATCAAGAAGTACAAGCGCACTTTGGTGAACTTCCAAGAAGACTTCTTGATTCCATTCATCCAGAAGGCAACTTACCGCTATATGCAGTTTGACCCTGAGCGTTATCCCACTGTGGACATGACGTTCATCCCGACTGCTACCCTGGGCATCATTGCTCGTGAGTACGAACAACAGCAGTTTATCTCTCTGTTGCAGACCCTTGGCCCGAACACTCCTGTTCTGCCGCTGATTCTGAAGGGCATCCTGAACAATTCCAGCCTGACAAATCGCTATGAATTGATGGCTGCTCTTGATCAAATGTCTCAGCCCAATCCAGAGGCTCAACAGATGGCTCAACAACGTGCCATGCTGGAGTTGCAGGCGTTGCAGGCTCAAGCCTTGGTCAATGCAACTCAGGCAGAGCGCAATCGTGCTGAGGCTAGTCAGACGATGGTTGAAACCCAACTGCTGCCTGCTGAAGTTCAGGCTAAGACCCTATCGGCAACGACTCAGAATCTGCCCAATCAGCCTGATCTGGCACAACAAGAGTTTGACCGCCGAGCAAAACTGGCTGAGTTGATGCTCAAAGAGGCTGACATCAAGAATAAGTCTAAGATTGTTGAGATGCAGATGGCTGAAAAGAGCCAAAAGATGTCTAAAATCGAAGATGAGTTCTTGAAGCAACTGGTTGAGGGGCTGAAGTAATGGACATCAACGATCTTGAATCCAAGATGGGTATTCAAGGCTTGTCTGACGAAGACAAGTTAGCGTTAGTGTCTCAAATCCAGCAAAACATTGCTAAGAAGAAGGCAGAACAGACCACTTCTAGCCTTGCCGAACACACAAAACTTGTTATTCGTGCCATCAAAAAGATTGAAGAAGACTTGGTTTCCAAGTTTGAGGCACTAAACGGAAAAATCTCTACCAAAGTATCATCTCTGAAAGATGGCGCTCCTGGAAAGGATGGTCGAGATGGACAAGATGGTCGTCCTGGTCGGGATGGTATTGGAATTCCTGGCCCTGCTGGTAGTCCTGGGATGGATGGTCGTGATGGTATCGACGGCACTTCTGTTACTAATGCCAGAATCGACTTTGATGGCTCATTGGTTATCACTCTTTCTGATGGACGTGAGATCAATGCTGGTGAGGTTGTTCCCCTAGACATTGCCGAGCGAATCAAAGTCATCACCAATGGTGGTGGCACATCTCAGTCTGTCTTAGATTCCCTGACTTCCTTGCAAAACCAGATCAATTCGTTGGTCAAAGGTTTGTCTTATCAGGGTAGTTGGAATGCTTCGACCAATACCCCAACTCTAGCTTCTGGAACTGGCACTCAAGGCTACTTCTATGTTGTCTCTGTGTCTGGTTCTACGAACCTTGATGGAATTACAGATTGGGGCGTGAATGACTGGGCAGTATTCAATGGCACTGCTTGGCAGAAGATTGATAACTCTGAGACTGTTGTATCAGTCAATGGTCAGACTGGTGCTGTCACCCTGACTACGACAAACATATCTGAGGGCACAAACCAGTATTTCACAGATGCTCGTGCCAGGTCTGCTTTGTCTGCTGGAACTGGTATCTCGTACAACAGCACGACTGGTGCAATAACCAATTCCTCCCCTGACCAGACTGTTGCCTTGACCGCTGGAACTGGGATTAGCACATCGGGTATTTACCCAAACTTTACAATCACAAATACTGCCCCAAACCAGTCCGTGAGCTTGACTGGTTCAGGTACAACGACGATCTATGGGACGTATCCTAACTTCACAGTTTCTAGTGCAGATCAATACATGGGAACTGTGACCAGTGTGACTGGCACATCTCCTGTGTCTTCTAGCGGTGGGAACACGCCTGCAATCAGTTTGACTGGTGGATATGGTGATACTCAGAATCCCTATGCTTCTAAGACTGCAAACTACTTTTTAGCTGCTCCTAATGGTTCTGCTGGAGTACCTACATTTCGGGCGATGGTCGCATCTGATGTGCCGACCCTGAACCAAAACACGACTGGTAATGCTGCAACTGCAACAAAGTTGGCAACGGCAGGATTTAGCATTGAAGAAGTTTCTGGAAAGTTGCTCATCAAATATGGCGCAACTACAATTGCATCAATTGATTCGACTGGAGTGTTTACTACATTGTCTAATCATGTGGCAAATGGAACACCTTAAAGGAAAGTAGATCATGGCAACACAAGTGACATTAGGTTCTGGAGTAGTTGATAGTGCTTCTGGACTGAAAATTCGTACAAATGGAACAACTGAAGCTATTGATATTTCAACAGCACAAAAAGTTACATTAGCCAACGATGCTTCCATCTCTGGTCTGACTGTCGGTAAGGGTGCAGGTGCTGTGTCTACTAACGTGGCTGTTGGTGATTCTGCATTGGCTGCAAATACGACTGGCTCTGCGAATACGGCTTTGGGTTCTGGGGCATTGGCGGCAAATACAACGGCTAATAACAATACTGCTGTTGGTCGTGCGGCTTTGACAAATGTTACCACGGGCGTTTCAAACGTAGGGATTGGATATTTTGCCGGTGCGTTGACTTCCACGGGACAATTCAATATAGCAATTGGTCAGCAAGCTCTCTACTCCAACACCACCGCCTCTAACAACACGGCAGTTGGGTATCAGGCGGCTTATGGCAACACAAGTGGTGACTTCATCACCGCCGTTGGCAGACTTGCTCTTTACAGCAACAGCACAGGCACTTCTAACACCGCGCTGGGTTCAGGCGCAATGTCCAACAACACGACAGGTGGGTACAACATCGGCATTGGTCGGGATGCTCTTGCCTCCAACATCACCGCTTCTTACAGCACTGCGGTTGGTGGCGAGGCTTTGTACAGCAACACGACTGGTACGTCCAACACCGCTATGGGTGTAAATGCCCTGTACGCCAACACGACAGGCAGTTACAGCGTGGCAATGGGTCGCGGCGCGCTCCAAAACAACACCACCGCTTCTTACAACACCGCTGTTGGTTATCAGGCCGCATACAGCAATACCACTGGAAGTCAACACGCCGTTTTAGGCAGGGGGGCTTTATATTCAAACACCACTGGCACAGAACACACTGCCGTTGGTCATGGGGCATTAAACTTAAACACAACTGGCAACTTCAACTGCGCATTAGGCAACGGTGCGTTAAACCAAAACACCACGGGTAGCAACAATGTGGCGATTGGTAATAGTTCGCTTGTCAACAACACCACCGCTTCTAACAACAATGCCGTAGGCTACCAATCCCTATACAGCAACACCACTGGAACAGAGAACAATGCACTTGGCAAAGTGTCTTTGTACAGCAACACGACTGGTAACTACAATGTGGCGTTCGGTCAGGCGGCTCTGTACTCCAACACTACAGCCTCTAACAACACGGCTGTGGGATATCAGGCGGGGTATAGCGTCACAACTGGTGGCGACAACCTCATGCTTGGTTATTTGGCAGGGCAAAGCGTAACTGCAACAACAACTGGAAGTCAGGACATTTACATTGGAAACTATGCTCATGGTTCTGGTGTAGCAAACACCCAAGAAGTGGTAATTGGATACAACGCCGCTGGCAAAGGTTCTTCCACCGCATATTTGCGTGGTGATAGCGGAGTTTATAACTCAGGTAACACAAGCACTTGGAATACTACTTCCGATCAGCGCATCAAGAAAAACATCGCTGACAATAATGATGGTCTGGAAAAAATCAACGCTATTCGGGTGCGAAACTTTGAGTATCGTTTGCCTGAAGAAGTTGACCCCACGCTCAATCCTGAAGATGCGGTTAACAAGGCTGGTGTTCAACTGGGGGTAATTGCCCAAGAACTGAAAGCCGTTTTACCTGAGTGCGTCAAGGCAGAATCAACTGGCGTTTTGTCGGTGGACACTAGCAACTTGACTTGGTATCTGGTCAACGCCGTCAAACAACTTTCTGCCAAGGTGGAAGCCTTGGAATCTCAACTCAAAGGAGCCTGAAAATGACTGAAGAAACCCAAGTGGAGCAACCCAACGCCGAAGAAATCCAGCGCCATCTGAGCGCCGCCATGGACAGCGTACATCTTCTAGAAGCAGGGAAACCTGAGAACATGACAGATGTTGAATGGGCTGACTGCAAGCAAAGGAACGTTTCTCACCTCGAAATCATGGTCGCTAAGACTTGGTGGAATGGTCAAGACCTGTCGCCTTTGCAAGCGGCTATTTCTGTAAATCAATAAATAGGCAATCCACCAGCCTTTGATGGTGGCTTTCAGGAGAAGTGACATGGGAAAAAATGAAAAAACCCCAATCACAATTGATGATGTTGAGTATTTGTTTGAGGACATGACTGGTGAGCAACAGGCTTTAGTCAATCATGTGGCAGACCTAGATCGTAAGATTTCTTCGTCTAGGTTCAATCTTGATCAATTGACTGTTGGTCGTGATGCCTTCATGCAAATGCTTAAGAAGTCTTTGGAGGCACAAGAGGTCGTTCAATGACCCCCGAACTTCAGAAGTATTACGACGAGCGTTTCTCAATGATGGCAACTCAAGGGTGGAAAGACCTGATTGAGGATATTGACAACATGGCAAACGCTTTGAATAATATCTCCGTAGTTCATGATGAAAAAGACCTCATGTTCAAGAAAGGCGAACTGTCGATCTTGACTTGGCTGAAAACCTTGAGAGAGGTCAGCGAAAGAGCTTTTGAGGAACTAAATGAAAAGAATGTATGAATTTGTGTGTGGTGAATGCTACCATGTTACTGAGAAACTGACTGGTTATGAGACAGTTGAAGTTCAGTGCCCTGCTTGCGGTGATACCGCAGGACGCAAAATAAGTGCTCCAGCAATCAAGTTGGAAGGATGGTCTGGGAGTTTCCCAGGTGCGGCAAACAAGTTTGAGCGCAGCCATCTTGATAAGTTGAAAGCAGAGCAAAAAGCGAACTCATAAACAAGTTGTTGTCGAGTTCATATCTCCTAGAACCGTAACGGCAGGAAAAGGAAAAAACCATGCTAGTTGACAATGAAGACGAGAAGTTTGGTGAAGACATTAAAGTTGAAGAGCAGACCCTAGAAAAGTCTGTTGAGCCAGCATCTTCAGAGGTCCCCGAGAAATATCGGGGAAAATCCTTAGAAGACATCGTTCGGATGCACCAAGAAGCTGAAAAGCTGATTGGGAAGCAGGCTCAAGAGGTTGGCGAAGTTCGCAAACTTGCTGATGAACTGATCAAACAGAATCTCGGTGTCAAGCAACAAATGGTAAAAGAGGAAGAGCCTGAAGTAGATTTCTTTGAGAATCCTCAGAAGGCTGTTCAGAAGACTGTTGAGAAGCATCCTGATGTGTTGGCTGCCCGTCAAGCGGCGGCTGAATTCAGGAAGATGCAGACTCAGCAACGGTTGGCGCAGTCTCATCCAGACATGGGCGAGATTGTCAAAGACCAAGGTTTTGCAGATTGGGTTAAAGGTTCTTCAGTGCGCCTAGCCCTATTTGCCAAAGCTGATGCTGAGTATGACTTCGATGCGGCCAATGAACTGCTTTCCACTTACAAAGAACTTCGTGGCGTGAAGGCGAAGCAGACTGAGAATGCTGGAGAGCAACTCAGAAAGCAGAACCTGAAGGCTGTTGGAGTTGATAGTGGTGGGACTGGAGAAACTACCAAGCGAATCTATCGACGGGCCGACCTTATTCGGCTGAAAATGACTGACCCTGGGCGATATGAGGCACTCTCTGATGAGATCATGCAGGCATATTCTGAGGGTCGTGTGAAGTAACTTTTTTTGGAGATTGAATCATGGCAACCGCTTTTTCCCCCGCAAATAGTGTAACGACCACTACCGCAGCAACCTTCATTCCTGACATTTGGAGTGATGAGATTGTTGCCGCCTACAAGAAGAATCTTGTTTTGGCGAACCTCGTTAAGCGCATGAGTGTCCGTGGCAAGAAAGGTGACGTTGTTCACGTTCCCGCCCCTACCCGTGGCTCTGCTTCTGCTAAGACCGCCACCAACGCTGTGACTTTGATCGCTGCGACCGAAACCGAAGTGCAAGTTACCATTAACAAGCACTACGAATACAGCCGCCTGATCGAAGACATCGTTGAAGTGCAAGCCTTGTCTAGCTTGCGTTCTTTCTACACGGAAGATGCTGGTTACGCTCTGGCTCGCCAAGTTGACACCGATCTGGTTCAATTGGGCCGCTACTTCAATGGCGCTACCGTTGGCACGAATGACTATGCGACCTCCAATACGGCTACCAAAGCCTATATTGGTTCGGATGGTACGACTGCTTACAACTCGACCACCTCTAACGCTGCCGCCCTGACTGATGCTGCTATTCGCCGCACCATTCAGCGTCTGGATGACAACGATGTTCCTATGGATGGTCGTTTCTTCATCATCCCCCCGTC